TTTTTATCTGACTTTGGTTCCTTGCCTTCATCTGAAATTAACAAACTTGACTTGCTCTGATCTACTTGGAGTATATTTATCTGACATTGAGGACTTGCATTCATCTGAAACTAACAAACTTGACTGGCTCAGATTTACTTAAAGCATATTTATCAGGAAGAGCATCTCTGCGTCGAGTTTTTTTACTAATAGACTCCCGGCATGGGGTCAAAGACGTTGATAAAGAAATTATGGACCTATTAGGCCGCTCAGCAGTTACTTTTCAGGTAGTTCTAACAAAGGCAGATAAACCTAAAAAAGCAGAATTAGATAAAATTGTTGATGATCCAGACACCGCTATGTTCTATACAGTTTGGAGTTATAGCAAAAACACCGGTCGTGATGTTATTCTGGAAGCAGCAAGATTGATTAAGAAAGAAAAGCCTCATATCAAACGATTTGTTACTCTAAGTCCTCTTACAGACGTTGCTGAAAGATTCCATTTACGTAACGGTGCTGTACTGCTAGAAAAAGGCGATGAATGCCAAAACTTTGAATATATATTGGATTAAATATGAACCATTCAGTAGAAGATCTTATTAAGCGAATCAACGTGATGCATGATATGGCTTGTGCATTACATAAGGCCAGAAATGCAAAACCGGACTATGATGTATCAGCTTGCTCAAATTTACTAGCTGATATCCAGTCAATGGCTCTACTCATTGCAAAAGATAAACAAGATAATAATGTTATCCCAACTGAGATCGACCCACGAAAATAACTGTTGACATTTGCGTCTAACAATGTTATTATAGTCTTATATTATGAATAGGGATCAAATATGTCTAAGTTTTACACATCCGTTGAACGCTTCGCTAACAATATCTTGTGGCGCGGTTATGAAGATGGCAAGCGCTTTGAACGCAAAGTAAAGTTCTCTCCTACGTTGTTTATCAGCAACAAGAAGGGTACTGAAACAAAATACAAATCTTTGACTAATGGTCGTCCGTTGGCTCCAATTAAAATGGATACAATGCGCGAAGCTAAAGATTGGATCGAGCAATATAAAGATGTACACGGCATGCAAATTGCTGGTAGTACTAATTATGTTGCTCAGTTCATCCAACAGCAATATCCAAACAAAGTAGAGTTTGATACTTCGTTGATTAACATCGCGTCATTTGATATTGAGGTTGATATTAGTGACGGTTATCCAGACATGAATACTGCTGACAAAGAAATTACTTCTATTGCCTATAAGTCTTCTAAGTCTAACACATATCATCTGCTTGGTCGTAAAGACTTCGAAAAGTCTAAAACTTTACTTGATATTGATCCTGAAGATATTCAATTCACAAAGTTTGATACCGAACAAGATTTGCTTCGCGAATTTAAACACATTTGGATGATGGATTATCCGGATATTGTTACAGGCTGGAACGTAGCTTACTTTGATATTCAGTACATCATTACTCGCATGGGTAGGTTGATGGGCGAAGAGTGGTGTAAGGGTCTATCTCCTTGGCGTCAAATTCGTCAAACTGGTCGTGAATTCTTTGGTAAAATGCAGCAAACGTTTGAAATCTCAGGCATTGCAGTTATTGACTACATGGATGTTTTCAAAAAGTTCGGCTTTAAATATGGTCCACAAGAATCATGGAAGCTTGATCATATTGCTAACGTTGTACTTGGTGAAAAGAAACTAGACTATTCTGAATACGGTACTCTTACTGAATTGTACGAACGCAACCCACAATTGTATCTCGACTACAACCTTAAAGATACTTGGTTGATTAAACGTTTTGAAGATGAAACCGGATTGCTTTCGTTAGTTATGACTGTTGCTTATGGTGGCGGTGTAAACTACAATGATGCGTTTGGTACTGTTGGAATTTGGGAAACAACCTTGTATCGTAAGCTAATTGCTGAAGGTACTGTTCCTCCACTGAAAGGTGGTCCTGGTGCACGTGCTGGTGATCTTGTTGGCGGTTATGTTAAAGATCCAAAAGTTGGAATGCATCCTTGGGTTGTATCTTTCGATCTAAACTCTCTGTATCCTCACTTAATGCTACAGTATAACATGTCGCCTGAAACTTACATTGATGATCGTCGTGAACACGTTTCTGGTGAAATGGTTCTAAGCAATCAATATCATAACACTGATAAATCAGTTTCTGTTGCAGCCAATGGTGTATGTTTTACTAATGAATTTAAAGGTGTCATTCCTTCAATCATCGATGAATACTATGGTAATCGTAGTATTATTAAACAAGAAATGCTCAAGGTTGAATCAGCTATTGAAGTTTGTGATGATCCTGCTGAGAAAGAAAACCTTAAGCGCGAAGCAAACAGTTTGCATAACCAACAAATGGCTATTAAGATTGCCATGAACTCGTTGTATGGTGCTACTGCTAACGTTTACTTCTTGTACTATATTAATGAAATGGCTGAAGCTATTACAACATCTGGTCAGCTTTCAATTCGCTGGGCTGAAATGTCAGTTAATAATTATCTAAACAACTTACTTAAAACTGACGACAAAGACTACATCATCTACATCGACACAGACTCGATCTATGTTGACATGTCTTCTGTGATTAAAGCTTCGTTTGGTACTGTTGATGTTAGCCGAAAGCAAGGTGAAGAGTTCCTCGACAAAGTTTGTAAAATGAAAATTGAAGAAGTACTTGAAAACGGTTATAAGGATCTTGCTTCTAAGATGGGTGCCTATCGCCAAGCTATGGTAATGAAACGCGAAAAGATTACTGATAAAACAATCTTCATTGCTAAAAAGCGTTACATTATGAACACCTTAAACTCTGAGGGTGTTCACTACGATAAGCCAAAAATCTCTGTTACTGGTCTAGAATCAGTACGATCATCTACACCAGAAGTTTGTCGTGATAAACTACGTGGCTCTTTTGATGTTATTATGAATGGCGATGAAGCCGGTGTTCAACAATACATTGAAGACTTCCGCCAAGAATTCTACACGCTTCCTCCAGAAGCTATTGGCCGTAACATTGGTACAGACAACATTGATAAGTATCGTGGTCCTAATCTATATAGAAAGGGTACGCCGATGCACGTCCGTGGTGCCATTCTTCACAATCATTATCTAACTGCTGCAAATATGGACAAAAAGTACCCACTAATTTCTGGCGGTGACAAAGTTAAGTATGTTCATCTCAAGCAACCAAACCCTATTAAAGAAAACATCATATCGTTTCCAGGTGTTCTTCCTGAAGTATTTGGTCTGCACGAATATATTGATTACGAACTACAGTTTGAAAAAGTATTCCTATCACCTCTTCAAGCTATTCTACAAGCTGTTGGATGGTCCGCAGTAAAAATTGCAACACTAGATGATTTCTTCGTATAAGGATATTGATATGAACTATGACGAAATGAAAGGTCGCTTCACACATCTCAACAAATTAATTGAAGCGGCCGAGGCTGAAAAGGCCCCAGACGAATTTGTTAACAAACTAATAGCAGAACGTACTTTAGTTAAATGGGAGATGATTAATCATTTAAACGCAGGGCTATTCGAATCAGAATATCCAGCTAATTTTAGTTGACAGACCGCAATAACTATGATACAATGTAAGCATAACGTAAAATATAAAAGGAATATATTATGAGTGACTGGGCAAATGATATTGCTAATATGCACCAAAAGTTTGGTGTACGAGAATGGTTTGAAGCTAACAAAGACAACAAAGAATTGATGGATAAGTATATCCGTTTCCGCCTTTCAATGTGTAAAGAGGAATTAGATGAAACCTTGGATGCTATCGAAGCTAAAGATGCTGAAGAAATTGTGAATGCAAGAAATACATCAGGTGAAGTACGTGGCATTGCTACAATGAGTGGATGTGGTTGTACATTTCATTTAGATTGTATTGCATCATATTTGAATGGTTTAGCAAGTCTTCATGTGTCAACAAGTACAACAACAAAAAGAGATGCATGTCCAAAATGTTCATTAACTGCATGGAAAAGAACAAAAGAATATCAAGCAGAATTAGATGAAGGTTTTGTT